ATCTAAGGATGGGGCTACTTTGGAAGCTCTTAGCCCTGTTTCTGAGGCAAATTGGTCTATTAAAAATCTTTTCCAGCTCTCCACATCCCACTTAGCTCCATAATGCTCTGCCTGTTTTGCTATGTCAGCAATAATTGCATGAAATTTGGAATTTTGGTCATGTGTCCTGGTTTCCTCCTGGACATTAAGAACTAGGGTTTTCCCTGACTCTAATGCTGTTTTCATTTTTGCCCACAAGGTTTTCATTAGGGCTGAACCTTGTTCTGGGTTAACAAGTTTGTATTGCATATTAATCAACCATTATGTTTAACATTCTGAGAGCTGATTCAATACTATCCACAAGGCAAAAAGCTCCTCCTTTCCAATTTTCTGCAAAATGTTTTTGGTTTGCATTAAAGCCTTTTTTGCCATAAGAATTGTCTAAGTTTTTGACCTCCATAAGCAAGGTCTGACCATGATAGCCAACCAGTAGGTCACAAGGCTCTTTGATGTGGTAAACAGTAGCTCCAACAGCTCTAAGAGCCTCCACAATAGCTTTTTGGTTATTATCAATCCTACTTGCTGTTCTCATCTTTTAATTCCTTAATTTTTTGAGCCACATCTTTTGCCAAATTTTTTAGCAATGGTTCTGTTTCTTGTTTTTGTTTAACTGCATACCTTACATAATCAATCCATCCATCTCTTAAAGCAAGTTCAGCATAAAATTTGATTATTTTTTGATATTCAGAATCCCAGTCAAACATCTTCAAAAATCCATTTTCTGAGCACATTTGGTCTTTTTGTGCCAATGTTTCTTTGCCTTTTAGGAACTTCATGCTTGATGGGCAATTTATTGGGTAAAAGTCTTTTTTGAGCTATTTCCCAAGGTGGTAGTGGTTGCCAAATAGTTTTAGAAGTCATTTAATATTCTGCATGTTCATGTTTACTCCTCAAAGCCTCTTGTGCAAACTTTAATGAAATTGGTCTAACTTTTTCACCAGACTCATATCTATCAATAATCCTTTTTGCCCATCCTTTTGGATCACCCTCATACTTTTTATAGGATAAATCATAGGGACTTGGTGCATCACAATAGGCATTAAAACAAGATTCACAAGTAGTCCCAAAGTTTATCAAGACTGAATTTAACTGCCTAGACATGCACCTAGAACATAGTCCATAAACTTCTTTTTCTGGCTCATTTTGAGTTTCTGATTTTTTAAAGCTCATTTGTTGTACTTCCCATCAATGATTTTTTGAAAATTACTAGCATTTACTATCCAAACAAGGTCTGGTCTCCAAGTTCTGTTATTACTTTCAAAGCCTGAAAATAGCTTTGTGTCTTTGGCTATGTAATGGAAAAACTCATCCCACCAAACAAGTCCCTCCTCCAAATTTGTATATCCATCTGAAAAATCAGACTTTTGAGATGCTTGTATCCATCTGTTTTTTAGATTGGTTTGCCTTGCTCCCTCCCATATCCTTGGTTGGGTTAAATGGGGTAAATGCTTTTGGTAAAGTTTTAAAATTTCTTGATGAGGGCAAGTTAGGAGCTTTGCTCCTGACTGTATAGTATTTATATTTGGTTTATGGTTATTGGTTATTGGTTCATGGTTATTGGTTAGTTGAACATCTGTTGAACAACTGTGCAACACCTGTTCAACGTCCGTTGAAGTTCTGTTCAACATTCTTTTAAGGGCTGATGCTTTTCCTGCTTTAGAGGCAATATCTATTAATGATTTATAGTTACTAATCTCTTTATCACACCTAGAGTGATGCCAAAATTTAGAATCCTCAGATAAAGTGAAAAACATTTCCAAAATGCCTTTAACTGCCTCTTCTGAGTCTCTAGAACTGGTTTTCATGGTCAACTCAAACATATTGTTTGGAAGAGGTGACTCAGTGTCATAGTAAAGCCAGATAAGTTTTAAATAAATGCCCACTTCCTCATTGGTCAAAAATGAGGTGTCTTTGATGAAATCACCAATGTGATGTTGATAATAGTGCATTGAATTCTCCGCGTATCTCCCAGAAAAGAAACTATGGCAGGAGGGGAGTTCTCTTTTCGAAAGGGGGATCAATCCCTTTCTAGCCCAGTTTCAAAAAATTATATATTAAAATCTTGGTGTTTTATCAAACCACTCAGGTTTTAAGACTTTCAATTGCCAAACTCTGCCCTCTGGAATCTTTTTCCATTTGTGCACACTCTGTCTTTCCACTCCTAATAGTCTTGCTAACTTAGAAGCAGAACCAGCTAATTCAATTGCTCTTTGTTTTTCCATGTTGTAATTGTAAGACATAACTTACATAAAAGCAACATATTTAAATATTTTTTGTAAATTGTGGTTATTTAGTAAGATTTGGCTTACACTTCATTTATCAACACAGCAGTTGATATTTTTAAATTAAGGAAAAATTATGAAAAAACTTTTAGCATTTTTATTAATTGCAAATCTAGCACATGCTAGTAACTTTGCAGAGACTGATAACCAATCTGGAGGAAAGATTGTAATAACTACTGATGCTTGCCAAAAAGATGTGTCAATGTCTAGAGCATATAACTACACACAAGATGGCAAGACTGAAGATGGTTGCTGGAAATATGATTCAGATACTGTGGTTGTATTTTGGGATGTCATTGGCAAAAGAAGATACCCAATTAGTTATTTTAAGTTAGTTAATGAATTTAACAAATTTAGGAGTTTCTAATGGGAACAAGATCATATTTTGAGCCTGGGGATGATTATGATGAAGACCCTGAATATGCAGAATTAAGGGCTAAAGATTTTTTTGAAAAGCAGTACAGAAGTCATTATTTTGCACATCCACACTGCCAAGACCCTGACCATCCAGGATGCCCAAATTGTGAACCAGAGGATTTTGAAGATGACAATTAAATTCAGAAAAGGGAATATTAATTCCACAACAAAAACATTTCCAAGAACACTAGCTGAGGCATTTCCTGAACATCCAGAACCAAATTTTGAGAATGAAGGTTTTGATAAAGAAGACAAAATGGTAATCACAGCTTGCATTGTTATTGCATTTATTTTATTTATTTTAATTACATGGGGAACATTATGACTAATCAAGGTGGAAAGTTAATAGCAACAGCATTTGTAAAGGCACAGAAAGAGTTTGGACCGGCTCTGAAGTCCAGCACTAACCCACATTTCAAATCTAAATATGCAGACCTTTCAGCTTGTGTGGAGGCTGTAATTGATGCTTTAAACAACAATGGCATAGGCATGATGCAAAAACTTTATGAAAATGCAACTGGGGTAAGTGTAGAAACCATATTTTTGCATGAATCTGGGGAAACCTTGGAGTGTGGTGTTTTGCATGTACCAGCAAGCAAACAAGACCCACAGGGTTATGGCAGTGCTTTGACTTATGCAAGGCGCTATTCTTTAATGGCAGCTTGCGGAATAGCACCAGAGGATGATGATGGCAACATGGCATCCAAAAAGTCAGAATCAAAATCTAATGTGAATGAATCTGAGATGGCTGATTGGCTAGAAGCAATAGCTCAGAGTCAAGATTTACCAGAATTGCAGAAAAACTTTGTAAAAGCTATTTCAGCAACTGATGGTGATAAACCTTGGCAACTCAAAATAATTGCTGTAAAAGATAAGATGAAGAAAAAATTGGAGGCTAAATAATGAAAGCATTTCCAAAGATGAATGAAAAGCAACCATCTTTTCAAAATGGCATGGATTTAAGAGACTGGTTTGCAGGACAAGCATTACCAGTTTTGATAGGCGGAACAGAAATGGTATATGTTGTAGAAGCCGCTTATAAATGGGCAGATGCAATGATGGAACAAAGGGAAATTAAAAATGACTGAAATAGAACAAGGCACAGATGAGTGGTTTCAAGCTAGACTTGGAAAAGTCACAGCATCAAGAGTTGCAGACATAGTAGCAAAAACCAAATCAGGCTATTCCACAAGCAGGGATAACTATATGGCTCAATTGCTATGTGAGAGGCTTACAAACAAGCCTGGTGAGTCTTTTAGCAACTCTGCTATGCAGTGGGGAACTGAGACTGAGCCACTGGCTAGAGCAGCCTATGAGGTCAAGTACAACTGCATGGTTAACCAAGTAGGATTTGTCCAGCATCCCAGAATTGAGATGTCTGGTGCAAGTCCAGATGGCTTGGTTGATGGGGGATTGTTGGAGATTAAATGCCCAAACACAGCCACACACGTTGACACTTTGTTATCTGGCAAAGTGCCCAGCAAGTACATTACCCAAATGACATGGCAAATGGGTTGCACACAGACTAACTGGTGTGACTTTGTGAGCTATGACCCCAGGATGCCTGAGAATCTTCAACTTTTCTGCAAAAGAGTTGACTTAGATCAAGCATATTTGGCTGAATTAGAA